CAATGCTTCTACTTCAGGAGATACGAAATCTTCATCCATAGGTTTTTGCGGTTGTTCTTCAAGGTCGACTGACTCTTCATCTTCCATCTCAGCAAGATATTGTTGTAATTGTTTAAGTTTAAGTTCTAACAGCTCAAATGTTTCATCAGTAAAGTGACCGTTTCTTAAAGACTTGATAGTTTTACCCATCTCATCTACAAGAACAGACTTTACTTGACTCTTCACTCCTACTGTTGGTGTATTTGCGTTTGCACCCCACAATACTGAACTACCCTCAAACAATTTAATTTCATTGATTTCGTTATAGCCTGACTTCGCTTGTGACTTGATAGTCTGAAAGCCGATGCTATGTTCTGTGATATGACCTTCTTTATACAACTCGTAAGTATCGTTACCTAATGTTGTATTAGGCATCTTTACTCTAGCCTTTAAACCAAATCCATCTTCCATCATCTCGAATGGTTTAGCAATTGGCTTCTCGGTTGAGTGGTTAAATAAATGCCAGATTCTATTCTTGGCATTAGGTCCGTTTTCTTTTAGGGTTTTTGTGAATGCACCTGGTACAATAACATCGCCATCGCTGTCGACATTACCAAACGCAGAATAGTAGACTGTGATAATTCTACCATTATCTTCCATGTCTACTGGAGCACCACTTACCGCTTTCTTGTTATAAAAGTTACTCATATTTTTTATTTAAGCTATATAAACTGTGCAGCATCTACAGTTGCAGTTATTTACTGCTAACCCTGCTGCATCATGTGCATATTGCATTTCTATTAGTCCATAGTCAGGAGTGTTTACTAGGAATGGTTGATTAACAGGGATTCTTACACCTTTGTTGTCAGGATTCGTTTGTCTATCTAAATCCCTGTGCCATAATCTTGGCTTTCCACTCTTAGCTGGATATTCAGCAGCTATCCATTGTTTTAATACTGGAACACCTGCTAACCTAACCGCACCTATAGCACCTGTACTTAATGCCTGATGGCTTTCAGTCCTTGCTATAAGTAAACTCCTTGCGTTATTTATCTTCCCTTCTCTCAGAGTTTGAATCGCCAATCTGTTTACTTCGTTCTGTGACAATCCATTCTCACGACCAAACTTTATAACATTAGCGAATATACGAGCTATTTCGTTTTCAGTAGTATTCTCTATGCCTTGCATCTTTAGTCCGCTAATGCCAACCCAATACGATAACATAAATACTAACCACTCATCCAAAATGTTTAAAGGGTCAAGGTCAATCTCTTCCGCTTTCTTATTCGTTTCAAACATCTGTTGGTATCGCATAGCAGTATAACCGCCAGTTGATTCATACAAAGTTCGTAAAATATTATTAATCTTATCGCCAGTAAAAAATCCTGCACGATTATTAGCCGCTTGTTCTACCCCTAATGCCTCAACCATTTGAGCAGCTTTATCAAAATCAGCTTGTAAAGCCTCTTTTATTTTAGGCTGAAACTTTCTGACTGATTTCCTTGCAATCTTTTGTTGCAAAGCAAACTGCTGTGATGGGTAAAGTATTTTTGGCATCTATTTTACTGGAGGCAAATTATAGTCGCTTTGTTGTTGAGCATCTCTAGGGTCTTGTAACATAGTTAACTCATCTATAGGCAAGTAACCTGCTGGAATAAAGATTTCGTTCATTACTTCATCTTCTACAGTATCATAACGCATAGCTGCTCTCTTCTCGTTTGGAGTAATCCACCAAGATTGTGAAAGAATAGCACTAAGCTCTTTCATGTCTTCTTGTAACTCTGGGAATACTGTCAAATCAAAATCGATATAGTAACCTTGTCCAATTTCTGAAGCAAAGAATCTATTGAAAGCATCACGAAGAGCTACTAACTCAGGAAGGACTACTTGAGTCAACATTTCCTTCTTAGCTTCCTTCATGTTGTTGTAAGTCTTGTTATCAGGATCGTTAAACAACGCAGAGTTCACTCCATAAACATTACAAAGTTCTCTAAGTGTGATTTTCTCTGATTCTAGTAACTGCAAGTCAACAGGGCTTAATCCCATGTTAACCCATCCAAGCTTTGCACCTGCAACTAAAATCTGTCCAGCGTTCTGAACAATCTTGTTCTTAGTTCCGTACTGATTGTAGAAATCTTCTTTTAACTTACCTGCTTGTTCAGGACCAAAGTCATTTGATTCATCAGCATACAAGATACCTTTAGGTCCTTGATTCTGTAACATACCAACTGATGTGTCTTTAGCATCGTTGCTACGTTGTACAGTTCTATATGCAGCTTGTAAAGGACTCAAGCCATAAAGCTGTTGTCCGTTAGTATCAAAGTAAGGGTTGAAGTATTTTAGATGGATTACGTCTTTCGCATCTAATTGATCCCATCCAACTAGCGTAAAAGAATAACCTTCAACCCCATTTATTGTACCATCAGAAATAATGGCAACGTATTGAGATGGGAGTGTAACAAGTTCAGCAACCTTACCATTCGCAAGTCTGTTTGCCCAAATGTAAGTGTTACCTGTAATAAGTTTATAACCTATAGCACTCTCGATAAATTCAGAGAATGATTGATATTCGTTTGGCTTTTCTAGCAAATCGTTTAAAGGTGAATCAGCAATCTCTGCAACTGCTTTTACACGAACTAACTCTGCTTTTGCTATATCTGCTGTGCTTGTAGCGTTATCAAGCATAGACTTGTATCTGTTAAGCTCTTTCTTGTTTTTAATTTGGTAAACATAGAAAGGAACAGTAGATACAGTTTTAGAAATACGTTTGATAATAGCATATACCTCACTATTGTTTTTATAGTCAAGTACAAATTTTTGCTGGTCTAATTCTGGGTAAAGTGTTCTACCAACTAATAAACCTCCTAAATCCGCAAATGGTTTATTAATGTTGTTAAAAGTCACCTTTGGTGCTGCCTTTTGTTTAAAAGGGTTAGCTGCCTTTAGTATGTCCGTTAAATTCACGCTATATATTATTTTTACAAAAGTAACAAATTTTTATGCTATACAACCCACCCTCTTTTAGGTTTCGCATATTTTGTGTATATGGCATACCTCATAGAGTCCATTAAGTGATCTCGAAACTTCACAGGTTCATCAAGTGTATTGCCATCCGCATCAGTCTTCCACTTGTAGTTTTTAATCTCATCAAGCAAATCTAAAGACTCCGACCTTATATGCAAAGGAAATGATTTTACCTTGTTGATTCCTGCATAAACATCCTTCACAGCACTCTTTAAGTTAAATCCTGCCTTATTCACCTCGGATATGGTTTTAGGTTCAGCAGGGTCAGCAAATATCTCCGAGTTCCTATCAAGCCCTAAAGAACGCATCCTGTCTATTAGTAAAGCGGTTGACATTTTAGTATCATAGATTAATTGGTCTACAAATAACTCGCCATCAAAGTTCTTAACCCTAACAAGGGCTGTTTGGTTGTTAAAGCCAAAGTCAAGTCCGTAAAACACATCTCCGCCATCAGGAAAGTTGCGTCTACGCTTCCAATGCGTATAAATGGTCGCTTGGGATATTGCTCTCTCTCCTAAGCCATAAACTCTCCAATATTCATGGTCGGCTGCTTTAAGCCTCTCAATCTCCTCAATGATGCCCTTCTCTAAAAATGGGTTGTCTAGGTAAGTCGTAATCGTAAAGTCAGCATCTTCTCTCGGAACGACCTTATCGTAAATCCAGGAGTAGTAATCGGAAGGGTTATAGTCAATTACTATCTTTTCGGTTGTACGAAGGGACAACTGCATCCAAGATTCGTAGTTTACCTCATTCGCCTCGTTTATAAACAGATAATTACGCTTTCGACCTCTAATCTTCTGCGGCTGGTCAGTAGAAACGAACTCTACGACATTCCCACCTAAAAAGTAGATGTTTTCGGTCTTGTTGTGCTTTTCCTCGCTATAAAGCCCATACTTAGACAAAATCTCAATAAAGTCACGCATTACCGAACCTTTGATGGATGGTAACGAACTACGACATATTGTCAGCGTCTTTCCTTTCTCTTGAAGCAGTTTAACGATAAACCATGTAAGTACATTGTATGTCTTACCTGATCTCGTTCCTCCTTGCATGATGGAAATTCTCTTAGTAGAGTTTTGCAGTATTTCGAAGACTACGTTTGTGGTGACGTTCATAGGAAAAATTTTAAAAAATAGGTCTGAAGTTTACTAATAGAAAACTTTTGGTTTTATAGAAAGGTAGGGGGTTCTATGCACTTTGCTATTTTAAGCCCCATTTAAGCCTTTCAATTCCAAAATGGATACATAGTATTACACATAGGGTTAAAAGCCGTAGAATCGCCTTAAAATGCGAAATAGAGGCATTGTAGCTACTCCTCATACTCACCATCTTCATTAATATCCAATAATTCACCTTTATCATGGTTATAAAGTGGGATTTCATCACTTTCTCCTGCCTTGTAAGCAGGTACGACCATTCCTGGCTCTGTTTGCGTATCAAAGTTGATTATCTCACCCTCTGGTAACGCTTTGTGCTCATCTCCGTCTATTTGTTTCATAATATCTCCAATTTGGTTCGGTTTAACTACATTGACTGTAATTTGCTTAACCACATCTCCTTCATGAGCAACTTCAGTCTTCTCGATATATCCTCTTCTCTTGCCTCTAGTCTTCAGCAAGAACATGGTAGCTAAGGTATCTCCCCTAGCAATCCTCTCCATTAGCTTTTGTTCGCCAAAGTCAAGCATAATCTCCTCAGGCTCGATTTCAGCTAATCTCTTAGCAAACTCAGGATCATCCTTTAACCAAGTCTTATACTGCGTTCTGCCGACTCCAGAAGCCTCACATGATATGGTGATATTGCCAAAGTTCTCCTTATAGGCTATGATAAAAGCTTCTTTAGCTATTTCTTTGAATTGTGCGTTCATATTATCTATTCTTTGTTGGTGTGCGTATTGAAATAATGCTAGTAACCTTCTTATCTAGGTTATCATGACCTAACCACTTGCCACAATTAGTGCATTCAAACTGTGTAGTCTTGATTTGACTAAACCACACGTATCCTTCGGTAACTGTACCGCATTTACACGTGTAATCCTTTTTACCATAAGTATCTTTCATGTCAAATGTTTAAAAATGTTAAAATCATTGTTTTATATCAGAATATTGGGGGGCACAAGGTGTCTACCCTATCGGTTACGCTAAAAAAGAGGGTAGGGGGTCTGTCACTTAACATAATATATATTATTGGCTGTTGTCCCCTATCGTTTCGGTGGATCATTTTGGCTAGTTTGGTCGGTCAAAGTTAGTGTAAATATTTAATGATTGTTAGGTCACTCAAACGGCAAAAGTAAAACCCACTGAAACTATTATATTAATATACTACTACTACTATAATAGTAGAAGTAAATTATATTACTAATAACTACTACTTATATAATATACTATTATTAATATAATATTAAATTACTAATTAAACAATTGATAATATAATACTTTGCTAAAGAATTTAGCATTCCCAGTACGAATGAAAAATGAAAATAATTTATAAATATTTAAAGATATTTACACATTGTATTTATTAATCCCTTACCTTTAGGATCTATTAATAACAAACAAAAACAAACACTATGCAACACATTGACAACTTTCT